CCTCGAATGATCTGAAAACGCCGCAAACACTCTAAGGGCCGTAGCAGTGTCTGGTACTAAACTGATAGCATAGTATTATTATTTGTCAAACATAAAAAAGGCCCAGATGTTTAGTCTAGGCCGTAAGGAGGAGTAAGAAGCGGATTAGATCCGCAACTAACCTATATCATAGTATTTAGCGTTTGATTCTTGCCTCACGCTTTGCACGTTCTTCAGCGTTACGCGCAGCAATAAACTCATGCGGAGACATTTCATACAGCGTTTTAGCTGGATTAGCCCCAGTAGTTCCTAGCGGCTTTATTGGCGCTGGCGCATTAGATGTCCGTCTTGGCGCACGATTAATAATCTCAGCCAAACGCATACCAGCCTGGATAGGATTCATGTTGGCGATTTCATACGCGACATCTAGATTCTTGCCTAGCGTGTAAGCAATCTCTGGTCCATTGTCTAAACCCAGTAGCGCTTGTCGTATCGTTGGGTTCTGTGCAAGCCTAGGATCCGATGTAATCCCTTCGATAACCGCGTCATAATCCGCAAATTTGGCCCTAGTAGCCGCTTCTGAAGCCTCCAGCTTAGCTTGTGCTTGCGTCTGACGCTCAATTTGCGCCCGTTGTTCATATTCCGCAGCAACAGCCCTCTTCGCTTCTTCAATCGCTGAAGCTCGCGTGTATTCCAACTGAGCTTGAATATAACGCGGATCATATTGTCCTCCAGCAAAGTCATTAGGATCTGGCGGTTGAATGCCCTGCGCTACTGATTCTGGCGCTCTCTGTTGCTGACTAGCAATCTGTTCAAGCATCTTTTCCAAGCGCTCTGCATGTCTACGCGCTTCATGCTTGTCTTTTGTCAGCTCATCAATCCGCCGCTTATACCAAGGATCTTTTTGCTCTTTATCTTTAGGCTGAATCGTTTCTTCTGAATTCTCATCACTAGACAAGAGTTCTTCAGCTTCTGTTGCCTCAGATACGCCTTGATCCAAGTTCGTTGCTTCCGTTGCGCTAACCTGGCTATCAACAATCGCATTGTTTTCTTCGCTCATTACTTACTCCGTTTACAATTATTAGATTGAACCTTTACATTTCATTCTTTTGGTCTGGCTTCTGCTCGCCAGTCAATGCTGCGACATTCGGCTGTCTAGTCATTGCACCAGGCTTAGGCATTGGCGCTGGTCCTGATTGCTTTGGCGCTGACCGCACTGGCGGCTGTACTGCTTGACCCATTGCTTCATGAATGCCTGGCATGACAGTATTTTCCAGAGATTCAAATTCCATGTTTTCTTCTGGCAACTCTTCAGCACCAAGGCCAAGCATTAGCTTGAGGTTTTCATTGACCATTGCTTGCAACTGCTGATCCGTGACCATCAGTTTGCCTTCAACATCAATACGCTTAGTCTGTGAGTCAAACCACTGGCGCTCTGCTTCTTGAATCTTCAGCATGGCTTCATTGCGCGAGAATTGTAATTCTTCGCTCATGTGCTCCATCTGATTAGCCATTTGCTCGATCATCTGCTGCGCTTGGATGACTTGCGGATCAACCTTAGTGCCATCAGCAGTCGGCTGCAATTGTGGCGGAAGCATAGCTTGCAAGCGCTTAGAAATCTCTTCAGCACCAGGCCAGTCCATGTTCTTGAGCATCAGATCGCCAATCATATTGAACAGACTGGGATTAGCCTGTGTCAGCGCAAGCATCATGTTTGCAGCTTCATCGCGCTTCGTTGCATAGCTTGGACCTGAGTCGCATACAACGTCATACGTGCCAACAGCAGGATTGTAGATAGAGTCAATGCCAGGATTGTCAGTGTATGCACTAGCCTGTGGCATATTCGGATCAATGTTGACTTGCTTTGGCACACCGTCTTCACCAAGGATGCGAATGACTCTAGCGCGGTCATAAATCTTAGGGATCATATCCAGTACGATGCGTCCCGCATGGCGGATAGAACGATTCAAATTGTCCTGGTAATGGAAGTTGCCAGTCTCAGTCTGCTTCTGACGCAGCATCAATGCACGGCCAGAGGTTTCATTGGATTCACCGCCTAGACTTGGCTGGTAAATACCCATGGATTGCATGATGTCATTCTCAGCAAGCGAAATAGCTTGCATGATTGCGCTAGATGCCTGTGGCGGCTGTGACCTTTGTGGCGGAGGCGCAGGAGTTCCAGCAATAGAGATAGGATCGTACTCAAGATAGGCCAGAGATTCCTGGTTGGCTCTTCCCCAGCGCGGATCAGTCTCAAACTGTCCAGCAACGCCTACAAACGGCGCTTTTGGTGCAAGCGCTACGTTCTCAGCATTAGCACTCAAATAGTAGTTGTAGAGCCTCTGAGCGTCCTTAGCGTTGCGAACCAGTCCTGACAGATATCTTCTACCCTGTACCCAGACTTCATGTCCTAGCACTGGAATGATCGGAATGTATTTCGTCGGAATCTCAGCTTCTTCTAAGATTGTTTGACCAGTAACCTTGCACCACATGCAACGGCGAACATCCGCCATGCGTGAACGGCCAGACTCTTCGTCAAAGATCTCTTCCTGAGAGTGTTCAATGTAGTAATACTCAGCAATGCGGATAGAGTCTTTCGTATACCAGCCCTGCATGTCTCCATTGCCAGCAGATTCCCAGTTGGTCTCTGGAACATCTGGATACAGACGCTTGAACTCATCCTTTGGAATCTCTTCAGCAATGATGCAGTATTCAGCATCAGAGCCATCAGGCTGCTTGCTATGCGGATCAAAGTAAATCTTCATGGGATCAACAATGCGATCAATAAAGATTTCCTGATCAAATGAGCGATCATCTGCCCAGTCATTGCGAACACGGAAATAGCCAAGGCCGGTATCGACGGACCATTCAATTGCCGTATCGTAAGCAATAGAAGCATTTGAATTATCTTGAATATGACGCACAAGACCCATTAACACTTCTGCCGTTTCTTGGTCTGCTCCGTCATTCACAGGACGAATACGAATGCTGGGAGTGTTTTGTCTGATTTCGTTACAAACTCTATCCCTAAATTGCAAAAGCCTGTTGACAACAAGCATTGGCCGTTCTTTGCCAGGTCTAGCGCGGTCATACTTTGCAGCCTCAGGCCATTGGTCCGCTAAACGTGCAAAACGAATATCATCCAGCATCTCCTGTCGATTCTGCGCTGTAGATTCCATGCAGATATCAAACCGTTTGCGGATGGTTTCTAGCTTCTCCTGTGTAGCCGCTGAGTTATCCTCATTGCCAACACCAAGAGAATCCATGATTGAATCAGTATCAAGATTAGCCATTTGCTGTACCGTTTACCAAAGTATGATATTTCAATTCAGCCTCACGCCTAGCTTTGGCCGCATCGTCAATTGTATCAAACAACCCTAAAAATATATTTTTCTTGTGCAAACCAATCTGAGCCTGCCACTTAGCGTAGCGTTTGTTCCAAGTTACGCCAACTACACCAGACGTATTTGTGCAAACTAACGTAAGATTTTGATGATTTTCAGAAGTGTTGCATTCTCTTAGATTTTCAATCCGATTATCATCTTTGACCCTATTGATGTGGTCTATTTGATCTTTTGGAAATGACCCATTGAAAATCAACCAAATTATCCTATGCTCTAAATACAAGTGACCATAAAGACCAACTTCGCGATATCCGGTTGCAGCAACCCTGCCTGCTCTTGTTCTTTTTCTGGTCCTGCCACCGACATTTGATAACCAAGTTAAATGCCCAGTTGTCTTATCATAAGACAGCAATGAAAGGACTTGATCTTTTGTGATAGAATTTTTTTGCATCTTTGCTACTCCTAATAGCGATTGATGAAGTGGGGCACAGTTGGCGCTGTGTCCTGCAATTATATCACGAACCCATCCAGCTTCCTGTTCTGCCAACATCATCATAGCTTTTACGCCTGATGTTATCGTTTCTCATTTGGTCAGCAGCCATACACATATACCTCCAACAATCCGCACCATGACTTGCGTCATCATGTAGCGGTCCTTGCGGTTGCCCTGTAGTTGCGTTGATTGACCTGCGATAACGCTTCAAACACTCTTGTAAGCGTGTTGTCTTTTCTTTGTCTAACCATGTCCTGGGAAATGCTAAACGAGCCACCCTAATTCCATTTTCAACATCACCAATTGGAATGACGCTAACCGTCCATCCAAGTTGAGTCATGATTTCTGATGCAGATTTGCCTGTTTTGAAGTCACGCGCCACAGCATCATGCGGCATAAAAACTGTTCCCCAGTTGTATTGGCGTTGCTTTAACTGGTCAGAATAATAGTCTAGCGTTCGATAAGACTCTTCAATGTAATCAATCACTCGCAGTTCTGAACCAGACCTTTGCACCATGATGATTGCCATCTTGTCCGCCCACCCAAGATCAAAGACAGCATGGGTTTTTAGGATTGGATCATGTGAAACTTTTGTGATTCGATGCTCATCAACCATTTGTTGAAACTCATCGCTATAAATAGCGCCATCAACAACAACTTTTGGCTTTCCGTTCCAAATGTTTTCATAGTCTTTTGCGTTATGCGCTTGGCAATGCAATCGCTCTTTTTCTAAGACTTCTGGAAAATATGGATTTTCATCCCAATTGATCTTAACTACTAAAGAATCTTCTGGAGGCGTTAAAACAAAGCGTAAATACGTTTCATCTGTTTCAAGATCAGGATTAAGCGTTAGCCATATTTCTGAACTTGGCTTTCTTACCGTAGGCGTAAGAATGTCCCAGCTTTTTTTGCTTACCGTTTGCGCTTCTTCTACCCACACACGATCCATGCCTTCAAAACTTTTAACGCTTTCGACTGTATGCGACGCTAGGCCAGCAAAAGTAAATTCAGATCCATTGATGCCGCGAATTGCGGATTCTGTCACTGTATAAAATTGACCAAGACCAAGAGCTTGTATCTGGTCAGTAAGCAATTGATGAACTGACTGACGGATGGATTTTTGCACCTCACGAGCGCAGAGGATTCTTAACGGACGTTCTGCGGCTTGGATTAATAAAGCTCTTGCAAAAGCCCAAGACTTTCCAGATCCTCTACCACCATAAGCAACTTTGTAACGAAAAGGCTCAAACAATCCTTTGAGCTTTGCAGGAAACTTAGCCTCAGTTTCGTTACTCAAACTTCACCTTGATTGCATGTTGAACTGGACCGCCGTCAGCGCCAGTGATCTGATTCTTTACTTCAGCGGGAATGATTTTGCCCAGTAGAGAAGCATAAGCTGATGAGTTTGTTTCAGCTAACTGTTTAAAGTATTCAGCGCCACCAGCATCTTCAAGAGATTGCATCAGCATCTCTTTAATTTCGCGCGTTTGTTTGTTTGGAACGCCTTTGGGCCGACCTGGACCAGGTAAACCGTTAAAGGGTTTTTTCTTGGTTTTTTTAACTTCTGGCTGTTCTTCTGTCATCGTCTTAATAAGTCTGAAAGACTCACTCCATTTTGACTAACAATCTCTGGGAACTGATCGTCAAACATGACGTAATTGCGTGAACCTTTGCCAGCAGAGCGAGAGCCTTGATCTAAATAGCGGATACCTGGGATGCCAAAATCTTTTAAATAAGCAGACGCTTTACTTGGATCGTTTTCAGAAAGACGCATTGCAAGATGCCAATAATCTTGGCCCGTCATTTCATCAGCCGCTTTGCCGTAACGATATGTTGGATTCCAACCTTTCATGACATCTGCGCCAGTTATGCCTTGAGCATTAAGATAAGATCCAGCGGTTAATGTATCCGGGTATCTAGTATTCTTAAACAACAATGGCTGATCTTTTTTAATCAGTTCCTTTATTGTTTTGCTTTGTTTGCTAATTGACGCATCCCAATCCAACAAATGATGCTCACCTAGCGGATCAGCCGCTTCTCTTGCAGCATCAGGCCATTTGAGTTCGACGTTGTAGAGATGGCCGGTATTGCCGCTTTCAACATCGCCGCGAATGTTTCTTAGATCAGCAAGCGTTTTTTGGTAGTCCTTAACATCGCCGCCATTTGATCGGACATCACGCAAATCAGCAAGAAGGTTTGATCTTGCAGCGGTTACGTCACCAAGATTTGCCAACAGATAATCATCTAGTTCTTGATTTCCTGTAGTTGCCATCTGCTTGCCAGTTTTTCCGCTGTAGAACGGCTGGCCTTTAAGCTGAACATCCGCCGCAAGCTGATCTCGATATTCCTTCGCTACCGGACTATCAAACCCTTGAGCAAAGTAACCGCCATGTCCGTATGCCTGTGCGCCTTCGCCAGAGCCAATTCTGCTAAAGTCAAACTTATCAAACATGTGCGGCGAACCATGACTGGCTTTAATCATTCCAGCCAGACCACCAACTCCATGTGATCCAGTGCCAAACCCGCCAAATCTTTCAGCGCGTTCCTGCATTTCAGAATCTCCACCAAAGAAATCCTGCCAGCCTTTGCCCTGCTCCCAGTCCTGACGGCCACGCCAGTTGCGGTAATCTTCCATTAAGTTAGCAAGACTTGGCATATTTTTTTCCTAAAAAAGTAACCCCACTGGTGCGCTCGACTAGGTTCTCCCAATCCAGAAGCGTGTGGGGTATTCTAATCCTCATCCGATCTACCGAGCCAATAAGAACAAAAGTCAGTTGCCTTGACAACAGTTAGACTGTCATCGACATAAATATCAAGAAGGCAATCACCAACATTAGATCTATCACGATGTTTTTCCCAAAATTCGCAGTTGGCGCAGATATGATCTAAGTCGTTCATGGCTCAATTATAACACCTACATTCCGCGCCAATGTTTTTTGCTAGCAGCATCCCATTCGGCCTCAGTTGCATCATTGATTCCTTTTGTCTGCACTTCCTTCTCAAAAACGCCATTAGCATTCAATCGGCCCTTACGGTCCTTGATTTCTTCCCAGGCATGTTCAAGGCATTCTAGAAGATTCGTTCCTTCTAGATCAGCAACGATAATCAACGTCACTAGCACATCGCCAATGCCATCACGCACACCAAGCTGATCGCGCTTAATAAGAGCATCACATAGTTCGCCGAACTCTGATGCCGTTTTGAGGAGTTGCGTTTTTGAGTTGCCATATTGAAGAATTCTCCTTTCTTCTGCCCAACGGATGACCTTCATTTCTAGTTCATTGAAACTTGACATAATCTTACTCCGGTTGTTGTTTGCTTATCTTTTTTTCTAGCTCAGCGATTTCTTTCAATGCTTTCTCTAGCTTGATTTCCATGCGCCTCCTGTGCATGTACTCACCTTTCTTCCATTCCTTCTGCATCCATTCCTGTGCGCGTTTTTTCTGCAAGCAGCCGCAGCTCATTGACTGTTTACTGATGATGTTCTGCTCAAGCACTGACTTAACCGTGCCACATTTGCATTTTGCTACAACCACGCGCTTCACTCCGGTTGACGTTTGCTTATCATCGTCTTGAGAGATAATTGTCCAGTAGCCGATAGTCATTCCGATGATATCCTGTCTAGGTCTTGGCATCGCGTTTCATCCTTGGAAGGCCACACCAGTGAGTAAACTGTCCCTCTGGATAATATTGGCCGATAATTGCTGTTCCATAGACAGTGCGTAGTAATATCTTCGTGCCATTTGGCGGAGGATAGTCTTCAACCGCTTTCCATTCTGGCTGATACTCAGCAATGTATCTTTCGTTATACATACTTCTCAATAGTTATTATTAATGCACCAGATGGCACTGGCTCGCCGTAATAGGCGTAGATGCGTTTAACGTCCCTGTCGTTGTTAATGACTATTCCTTGCAAGCCGTCGAGCGTTGCCTTAATGCAGTTGTCGAGATCTATTAATACTTTACTAGCGTGTCCAGAGATCGTTAGCTTTGGCCGTAGCTCTAAGATCACGCTGACTGGCCCAGAGATCAGCTTCGCCTTGTGTTGGCTTGCAATGTATTTAATCTCATTGCGATAGCGCCTAGCCTCTGGCGTGAGAGTCTGCCGTCCCTTGTAAACGCGCCAGATGGCGTTCAGCGAGACAGGATATGGCAGTTCAAGAGTAATCATGTGACTATTGTTGCATTATGATCGGATGCCTGCAAGTTCAAACCTTGATCCTTCCTTTTATCTCAATTCATGATCCATAGAAACGTGAGCATTCTAGATCCTGCTGGTTAAAGATGGGAGCGTAAGCGACCCATCTAACCATGCAATAGAGCTGTACGACTTGAGCTTGATCTTGCTTTCTTTTTCTATAGAGGATTAAAGATTAAGGATCAACCCCTGAAGGCACGTTTAGCGAGTAGAATTTAGCTGCTGTTTTGTGCGTGCCAGATGAGTAAGAAAGCAGCCTTCCTGACTCAACAAGCACCTTGATCGCATCGCGCAAATCTTCCTGCTTGCGATTGATCGCCATCTTAATCTCGGACCAAGGTACGTCTACGCCGCCCTCCTGCCTGATATAAGACATGATCTCCATCTGGATGACTGATTGCTTGAACTCATCGTCTTTCGCCTTCTCTTCGTCCTTGTGCGCCTTCTCAGTCTCCTTAATCTGCTCTACGTCAGATGGCACTGGAACGCCATAGCGATAGATGATCTCTTGCTCATGGCCCCAGGGTGTTTCGACTGTGACAGTAGATGTAACGCTGTTAAATTCTAATGCGTTATAGGTTGCCTCAAATCTACGCTTTCCGAGCAACATATATCTTCTATCTGGCACTTTTGCATCCTTAATAAGGAATGCAGTGGCATTTGAATCTCCAACGAAAGCACCAGCACCTCTTGGCGATAAATCATCCAACTTACTAGAGCTTGTAGTTAGCTTTGTTAAATGTGCAACCAACCAGCAACTACCTGGGCCGATAGACTGCTTGATCGTTGATATGTATTTGCCAACCTCTGAGTTATCGTTTTCATTCTCAAGATCAATAGTAGCGTTTGTTGTGTCTAATACTATCAAAGGCTCAATTATATAGTTATTGTATTCTTCTCCAGCAGTATATGAATACTTCTTGCGCCAGTTGTTAATACTAAACTTTATTCTGTCCATTGTACGGCGATCTGCCGTAATGACATGAAACCATTGATCGAAGTCGGCTGCTGTCTTGGCCGTTTCATTGTTGATGATGAGGCCAGATAGAATCCTATGGATCTGTGCAGGATCTTCTGTTACATAGACAATGTGTCGATGCAGCGTAATGTTCATGCCAGGCACATGCCATAGACCAGCGACCATAGCGGCCAAAGGAGCTAGAACACTAGTTTTGCCGACACCGGATGCGCCAGCAATCATTGTAATGCCAGTCGCATTAAAGCCATCAATGACGTATTCAATAGACTTTGGCCCAGACGCAAAAAAGTTTGGGCTTATTGGCTCATCGAGAACGGTCCATTCCTCGATGTCTTCAACACTAGAGTTCGGATTAAGCCATCCAGCGTTTTGCGCTGAAGTGATGATGTGCCGAAAGTCCATCTCATAGCGCGTGTCGATCTTAAACTCAGCCCATTTTTTACTGGCTTCGTTTGCATCGTACTTGTCTGATTGCTGTGACCATTCAATCCAGAGCGAACGTCCGACATTGCCATGCTTTTTAAGTGCTATGCCAAAGTTGATCCATGTTGGCCTGTCTTCAGCGTCAAAGATCGTCAGAGCGGATCTAACATGTGCAATCTGATTCTTTGTCAGATCGTAGCTTTCATACTCTTCTTGCGTCGATTTCGCCTTAGTTCTTTTAGCGACAATAGGATGCAAGTGCCGATCAATAAAAGCATTCAGATCATGCAGAGCGCCATTCTGTAGCGCATTAGCAGTGACGGTGAAATAACGGCCAGTCGAGTACGCCTCAATTCCGTCTTCCTTGTTTGCGCCAATCGCTTCGAATTGCTTGCCGTAGCCAATGCAATGCACACCATCGCCATTAGGAGAAACCTCAACATAGCCTGGCAAGATTTCTTTTAGCTCTGCAAGATGCTGATGCTTGCTAAGACCATCAAAGTCTATGCCTTGCCAATGATTGCCGGTTCCGTCATTGCCTAACGCAAAGCCTATGCCGTTATATTTGCCAAGATTGTTAATGTACGCATCAAAGGCATCGTCAAAAGAGACCAGCCTTGCAGCATCCTCTGGCGTATCAGTTGCGCCTCTTGGCGTACCAGCGGAATAGTAAGGAACTTTTAATGGCTTTTTTGTCGGATCAGGATTTTGCCTTTCTTCCCAGAGCAGCCAGCGCTGCGCCTGTAGCATTTCATCTGGCAAGTTTTCATGAAACTCATCAATGTTTAATGGCGTGAGTTCGCCAGTGCTTGTGTCAATCCTCATCTGGAACCCTACATATTTTTTCTTGTTCGAGAATTAACTTAGCCATTGCAATTAAATCAGCAAGATCGTATGTATAGTCTTCTCCCTCACACCATTGTGAACACATCATTAAAGCATCCCAAAGGGCTGAATCAATGTTGTCTAAAGTAGCTTCACGGTATGTTTTAATCATGATTTTTTCCCTCAAAATAGTCGCTTAGAGCCTTCAAAGTCTTGTACCTAGGATTTTTCTGCAAGCCGCTTCTGATCTCATACACAGTTGTATATCCAACGCCTGTTTCACTAGCTACAATGTCCAGCCTCCTGTCAATTAACATGTCTCTGATCTGATCTAAATCAAGCATTTTCGCTACTCCATTAAATTTTCTTATCAAGGTGTTGACAAGCCTAAATGACTGGCGTAGCATTGTCAACCGAAGCCAAGGAAACGCTTGGCACTCATCAGGAAAGGAGTAAGTAAATGTATCCAGAAAGATCAGCAAAAATTGTCACCATAGATTGCGAGGGCAGGGCTTGGCCTTGGCCGCACTTACATGACTTTGCAGAAACTTATGTAAAACGTGAAGTTGCAAAAAAAATGTTTTCAGCTTTAGAGCTAGCTAGCAAAGAGCCAAACATTTCTGATGAAGCTAAAAAAATCATTGCAGATGCAATCTGGGAATATAAGGAGTAAGTATGGCGATTAATTTAAAGTCCACTAGAGGCGCTGCCTCTGATGGTGTAAAAGTCCTAGTCTACGGAGGCGCTGGCAGTGGCAAGACAACTCTTATCGGAACGCTTCCAGAGCCGATTATCATCTCTGCTGAAGCTGGCCTATTGTCACTGGCTGATCTGGACATTCCATATATTGAAGTCACAGATATGGCTAGTCTCAAAGAAGCGTACTCTTTTGTTACGTCTGCGGAGGCTATTGCCTTTAAGTCTGTAGCAGTTGACTCAATCAGTGAAATTGCGGAAGTTGTGCTTTCTTACGAAAAGAAAAACAACAAAGATCCGCGCATGGCCTATGGCGAAATGCAGACGCAGATGGTTGACCTGATACGCGCATTCAGAGACATCTCAGGCAAGAACGTCTACATGTCAGCAAAGCAGGAAAAAGTGCAAGATGAGTCTGGACGCATTTTGTATGGTCCTAGCGCTCCGGGCAACAAGCTGGCGCAAATGCTTCCTTATTATTTCGACGAAGTTCTAGCACTGCGCGTAGAAAAGGACGAAGAAGGAAAACCACAGAGAGCGCTGATGTGTGACTCAGATGGTCTCTGGTCAGCAAAGGACCGCTCCGGCAAGCTCTCCCCCTGGGAAACGGCTGATCTTTCTTACATCATTAACAAGATTGCAGGAAACGCAAAATGAAAAACACAGGAGTAGAAAATGACAATGCTGAAATGATTGCATCAGCTATAGAGATCCGCAAACAAATCTACGAACTGTGTGATGGAGTCGATTCAGCAGTTGTTGCTCTGGGATGTGCCTACACCATTGGGGACATCATGGCGATGAACAAATTTGCCAACAAAGACTTTGCACCAAAGGTGATGATTAATCTATTTTCAAAAGTAATGGATGAGCATTACAGGGAAATTCTACAACGCAAACTTGCAGGGAAAATTAAATGAAACTTGTACTCACTGACGCTTCTGGCGGCGAACACGATCTGGACTCAGTAATCCTTGGCATTGCTGGAGACATTCATAGACTCAACCAGCGCTTAATTAATGTTGAAGCTGAACTTGGCATCACATATCAGCAAGCAGAAGCTGAAGCAATTGCAGATTCGGAGGAAGAGAATGTCGGATCTAAAGAATCTATCTGAGCAATGGCTAATGGCCAAGGCGCTAGAGCAGGATGCTGCTGCGCGTAGAAAACTGATAGAAGATCAGATGCGTAAATGCCTTAAGATTGCAGACAATGAAGAAGGCACTGTGTCTAGTGTCATTGACAACTACAAAGTTAAAGCTGCATGTCGTATCAATCGCAAGATTGATCCAGAACAATTCTTGATGCTGGCTAATGATGCAAAGATTGAAGTGCAAGATTTTACGCGCTGGAAATGCGAACTGATCATGTCTGCATGGAAAAAGCAGCCAGAGTTTGTTCAGCAAGTGTTGTCACGCGCAATTACTGCTGAACCAGGCAGAGCTACGTTTACTGTTGAAACATTAGATAAGGAGTAAGAAAATGCGTTTAGATGAAGTTTTTACCTTAGATTCAGTTCCTGCATCGACCACTAGCTATGATGCGATTCCTGCTGGCCTGTATGAAGCGACAATTACAAGTGCGGATGTTAAGGAAAGTAAGTCTGGCGGAAAGTACGTTAATGTACGGTACGACATTACTGGTCCTAGTCACGTTGGCCGTGTGGTCTTTGGCATGATTACACTGAGCAATGCTAATCCAAAGGCTGTAGAGATTGGCAAAACAAACATGCTGGAATTGATTGCTGCGATTAAGCTAGATAAGAATCTGGTAGACACGGATCAATTGATTGGCGGTCAGCTCATTATCAAGATTGATGTCGAGCAGTCAGAGAAATATGGCGAGCAGAATAGAGTGCGCGGCTTTAGGCCAGCAAGCAAAGGCAAGCCAGCCGTAGCAGCAACTACTAATACGCCGCCCTGGGCCAAGAAATAACACCCCTCCCTGGTGCTTATGCCCTCAAGGATGAGGGCTTTTTTTTAGGAGATAGCAAATGAAGCTACCAGTCGAGAAGGATCAACGAACAGACATGGAGCAGGAGCGAGATAGACGCTTAATGCGCTTAGTGGCCTATGCAATGAACGATGGCCTAAAGACGTTTCCTGTCAATCACGCCAAGGGCCTACACAAGATGGTTGCTGAATACATGGAGATATGCGCTCTACTGGATTCAACCTATGTTGTGTATCATCCGAACGTAGATGGAATGAATGAGCCATGACAGCTATACCAGAGCCAAAGAACAACATTGCAGAGTTAATTTACAAAGCCTATGAAAAGAAAGCAGATAGTTTTCGTGAACACTTGGGCGCATCTCTTCTTGGTCATCCCTGTGATCGTTATCTGTGGCTGTCTTTCCGTTGGGCTGTTGCTCCTACGTTTCCTGGCCGAATGTTACTTCTGTTCGCTAGAGGCCACAACGAAGAAGATCAGGTCATTAAAAATCTCAAGCTAATCGGTTGTGCAATCAATGAGCGTCAGAACAAAGTAGATTTCGGATCATTTGTATCCGGTAGCTGTGACGGAATCATCACTGGCGGATTGCCGGGATATGAGAAGCACAAGCTAGTGCTCGAGATCAAGACACATAGTAAGAAGTCTTTTGACGATCTAGTTAAGAAAGGCGTAGCACTGGCAAAAGAACAGCATTTCGTGCAAATGCAAGCGTATATGCTTGGATTAGGTATAGAAAAGGCGCTGTATTATGCAGTCTGCAAGGATGATGACCGGATACATACGGAAGTCATCAAGCTAGATCATGCGCTAGCTACAAAGTATGTCGAGCGCGGCAAGAAGATCGCACTGTCTGACTACATGCCAGAGCCATTGAGTGCTGATCCGAGCTGGTATCAATGCAAGATGTGTAACTTCCATCAGTTCTGTCATGAGACAAAGCTGACGAAGGAAACGAACTGTAGAACCTGTGCATTATCAACCGCCAATGCAAATAGCACGTTTACATGCTCAAAGTACGATGACTACAAGATTGAGGCTGAATATCAGCGTACTGGGTGTGAAGGTCATGTCCTGCATCCTGAGCTGACCCCTTGGCGGCGCATGGAATCTGATAACCCGCATGAGGCTGTCTACATCATTGACAATCAGTTCGTACGCAACGGCGAGCCTGACGAGCGTGTGTATAGCTCAAAGGAGATAATTGCTGACCCAGTAGCTTGTGCTCATCCTGATGATACGACTGAGGCGTTGCGGGTAGTGTTTGATGCGCGTCTGGTTAGCGTCAATGACAAGGAGCCGACATTTTGAAAGTGCTAGTTGCGTGTGAGTATTCTGGGCGCGTGAGAGAAGCGTTTCGCGCACTTGGGCATGAGGCGTATAGCTGCGATCTTGTTGAGTCTGATGACAGCTCTCCGTATCATTTTGTTGGAGATGTTACGCCACACTTAAGCAATGACTGGGACATGGTAATAGCCTTTCCGCCATGCACTCATTTGGCTGTTTCTGGCGCAAAACATTTTGCCGCAAAAATTGCTGACGGAAGACAGCAGCAAGGCATTGATTTTTTCATGTTGTTTGCAAATTTAGATCATGTTGACAGGGTTGTTATTGAAAACCCAGTAGGCATCATGTCAAAGAAGTGGCGCAAGCCAGATCAAATCATTCAGCCCTGGCAATTTGGCGATCCTTTCCAAAAATCGACTTGCTTGTGGCTAAAAGGCGTACCAAAGTTAGAGCCAACAGACATTGTAGATAAAGGAGAGTTTTACATTTCTCCTACTGGGAAAAAACTTCCGCGTTGGTACTCAGACAACAAGTCAGCGAAAGTTAGGTCTATGACGTTCCAGGGCATCGCTAACGCAATGGCTGCTCAATGGGGCTAAAAAAAGTTAAATTTTTTTCTCCAAACCTATTGACTTGTGCTTTTTACAGTCTTAGTATTATCACCAAGCCAAGGCAGTTCGCGGAGGCAACACTGGAGAGATGAGATGGATACAAGAGAATTGAACGGTCAAGCGACTCGCGCAGGATTTACTAAAGAAAGTTTTGGAACGTGGATGAATCTGGCGCGTCGATATTCCCGCCTTGGAAATGCGCTAGAAGCTGCCAACTGCGCTGAAAGGGCGCTGAAAGTTTGGGACAGATTCCCGCATCTGAAGCACTGTGATGGCCAGATGCCAGAAGATGTTGAGGCTCAACTTAGGGCAAAAGCCAAAAGCTATATTTCTGCAATCTAATCACACGCGCCAAGGATGGCGCATTACATACAACAATGAACGACAATCTAGACCAACCAAACGTTCTACCTGGCTACTGCCCAGTATGCGGTATGCCAGCAAACATCTGGGACGTAACGCACAATCACTGGTGTTGCTGCCTCTGTAACTGGGTTGGCGTAATGCCAGATAGAACATCAAAACTTAACCGTGAGGAGTATTTATGAGCATCAAAGCAATCATCATTACAACAGCGCTTGTTGTCATGTACGCCATGGCATCGAACATGGATTATGAAGACGCGCAATTAGCACATCAGGCGCAAATTAAGTAAAACGTAGTTACATTAAATAGTGCAATTAGTTAATTAAACAACTGTACGCTGGTTAGAGCAGTCATTGATCCCAGAGCCAAGACAGTGCGGAACTCCTCTCTCTATAGGTTCAATGCGTGGGCTTGGCACTCTTCCTTTAATACTAAAACCGTAATAACATTATGAACCAGATAGAAAAAGTCTTAGAAACGATGGATCAGATGGTCCTTCCTGCAAGCACTGCTGACGTTTATAACCGCATGATGCGCCTTGGCTATGTGCCAGGTCATAACTTGTCAAGAGAACGTGCTGACATCTCATCGCTACTGGCTAAGATGCGTAAGAAAGGCATCCTGCAATCAGCGCATGATGACGATGGCGTACTACTCTGGGACGTATCAGAGATCAGCACTAAGCCGGTTCTAAGACTCACCAATGAGACAAAGGCTGCTGTCCGTGATGAGATCAATAGAGTACGCAAAGACGCGCCTATGCAGATCGTACTGGCTACGTTGTTCGATGACATTGCTGCTAGTCTGACTCATGCAGCAGACGCACTGAGGAAACTTTAATGCGCTCTGGATACGGTAGAAAGGATTCACGAATTCCAGAAGTTGAGAAGCAAATCATTCTTGAGGAGACGTTGTATCTACTAGAGTTTGGCTTTCGTGCTGATGACGCTGACATCATTCAGCTAGGAATGGCCGTAGCGTTTGATAACTATACGCCGGCAGACTGGATCAGAATTTGCGACGAAACTTTGCGCTGGCATTGCAAAAACTTTTACGAACTAGGACTAAAGCATTATGAAATCTCTAAAGACAATTCCAAACGTGACGCTGATGGAACAGCAGAATGCAGTCATGCTAATCACTGATGACAACTTTTGCATTAAGGCTATTCATAAGCCAAAGTCTGCTAGCTGGCGATTTGACTGGACGTTTAAAGAAGAAGGATCTGAGTTTGTGCCAAAGCGTCCAGAGCATTTCATGCTGAGAAAGCTAGTGTCAGACCGTCTGAATGAAAAAAAGCTGAGTACGCGCCCAGTATGGAAAGGAGAATAACAATGGGCATTTTCCGCACGTTTAATGACTTCTGGGAAGGCTTGTCAGAAAGCAGCAAGATCAAGATGAACAAAGCTGACGTTGAATTCGGCTACATGGCTTCATCGCTAAACATCAAGCAAGCGCGTCTACAGGGTAGAAGAGAAGCATTAAAAGAACTGGCGTATGAACTAGACAGCACTGACCGATTCCATGAGCGTGATCTAGTGCGATCATTTTATAAGACTGACGTAAGTTACATTGAGGAATAAGACATGAAGAAGATCAAAGAATATGTCCTGGGCTGTGCATGTGTCCTGCTGACACTAACACTCATCTACATGGCGTTTGTAGGGCCTAAGACCGTTGAGATTGACGAAAAGCACTTCAATTGCACTCAGACCGGCACTAAAGGCATTGAAGCAACATGCACCCAGTACACGGCTGTCAGCTGGCTTAAATGAAGACCTGCACTGCATGTAACGTATCTAAGCCATTAGACGCATTCGGCTGGCGATACAAAGGAGTCAAGAAGCCTTATCAAGAAGCTAGATGCAAAGCATGCAGGGCAAAAGCAAATACGTTAATTAACAGACGCGCTAGAGAGGCTAAAGAGATGCAAGCGTATGAAGAGACTCAGCGCCCTTGTGATATGTGTTTTAAACAATTAAGCTGTGCAACCGAATGTGCCAGCTTTAGAACATGGCAGGAGTATGGAGTATGAGTAACGCAACCGAACTGCTGAGATGGATTTATGACGATCTTGAACGAGATACAAAGCTGCCTTTGTGGTTAAGAGATAGGGTTCGAGATTTCCTCGCCGCCGAGAAAGAAGCGGAGCCTGTGGCAGATAATTTATTAGTGAAAATGTTTGAAGCGTTGGAGGCAGGATTATCTATACGTTCTAATTCTGTTTTCCATGATTTGATTAAAAAGCACCTATCAGACTCAAAAAATTATCACATTGGATGGGTAAACAAAGAAAGGAATCTGCTTAGTTGGGACAAGCTGTATGAAGACATGGAACCTCTCTACACCAGATCCTTGCCAGCCATTAGGAAGCCGATGACGGATGGAGACTTACTTAGAGAATGGCAACGTCATTTTTATAATGATGCTTGGGATGCTTTTGAAGCTGGCATCCGATGGGCAGAAAAACACCACAAGATAGGAGGGGATGATGCGTAAGCCAATGCAATTTGTGAGGTTGAGTGAGGAGGAAGTCACAGAAATCTTAACGTCTGCTTACGACATGTATTCAACTATTTGCGCTGTGGAAAATCGCCTTGCGGAGAAGAACCGAATCAACAAATCAGACCCAGACTCAATAGACCTACAGTCACGCTGTAGAGGAGACAAACTATGAACGCACTAATCCTAGCCTTAGCGCCAATCGTCACATGTTATAACTATGGCACTGTCACACAATGCTCAGATGGCACAATCGTCTATCGCTATGGCAATCAAATGCAGATAGAGACGTTTAATCAGCAGCCTTCCAGACAATTAGAGCAGCAATTGCCAGCCACACCAGCAATAGAAGCAATACAGCCATTTGATTCAAGTCTTAGAGTGCTTGAGCCATTCAAATAAATGATCGAAGCCAATGAAGAGAAGAACTGAGAACACCATGCCAAAGAGAAACTTAGCTGTCTTAGACATGGCAGCTAGCTTCTTGAGTTCAATCAGTTCTTCTTTTGTCAGGCTATTGCTAGTATCAATGACTCGCAAAGATTCATTTTCGTCCGTCATGGCTTGTCCTTAGTGAAGACAGCAATTGCACTGGCTACACCGACGCCAATCTGAGTGATGCTAGAAGCAAGTTCTGGTCTGATATAAATACCAATAGAGCTAGCAGCACCGACAATGCCAAGCCAAGTAGAGCGTTCTTGCAAGCGATTAATTGCCCAGACGAATAATGATTTCATGATTAGCTCCTAGTTACAAAGAAAACCTGTTAATTCCAGTCACTCTTTCAGCTTCTCTTTTGCTGTAGAAGAGAACGCCATTAACAACAACTGGCATGCATTTTTTTATAGCGCCATTCCTAAATGCATGTCTTGTGTTGTCTGCCATTGTAATGTATTCAAGATTTTCAACAGCATTGTTTTGCTTGTTAAGATCTTTGTGGTTTACAGTCATATTTAGTTTTTTGTTTCCCAGATATGTTTCTGCAACCAGACGATGCACAAGAACAGTCAAATGCTTTGATTCATGTGTAATATTTAGCCTAAAGTAGCCGTCTTTATCAAACCGACATTTTCTTTTTTTTCCTGTCGGACCAAAAATATTTCCGTCTTCAGTTACAAAAATATTGTATTTTGGATGTTTTTTCATCTATCTGTCTATTTGGTAATGTGGGCCATCAGGAAATTCTTTTGACAAAATTGATTTATCAAGAGTTGATGGTAGCTGGTCAAGATATTTCCAACACGCACCCCATTTTACACGAACATTTAATTCTTTTGCAGCACTTCTCATAGCATCAGCAAGCGGATAATAGTGTTTCCAGTCCCAGGATACTTTTCCATCAACTATTGGCGCTATATCTACTGCATGACCAGTCAAATGATAGCTATTCATTGTCCTAGACTTGCCAGCATCTAGCAGATAAGCCTGACGCGCTTTCGTCCGTAATCCTTCGATCACAACAAAGTCTACTGGCGTAATCTCAATAGCGCGTTTGACTACCTTGACGAGATCAGGATGCACACCATCCAAGCGCCGTAGAGACTTTTCAGATAGCTTAAAACTCATGCTACTGGAACCAGCTTAGGATAACCAGGCTTATCAGGATCAGGAACAATTTCATTGCCAGATGACTGACCATCAATCAATAGCAAATAATCATCTTCCGTGATCTCAACACAATCTTCTGGA